AAACATTCTTGTCAAAGACGACGCTGTTATATTAATTGAGTATATTCTCATTCCCGTTTCAAACGTACCTGTTCCGACCTGGCGCGCCGCTGTTGCGAACGTGCCTATCGATGGCCAGATGCGTATGTCCGTGGATGTGGGTCAAACTAAGGGTGGTCTTTACAAGACAACAGTGAAGTTGGAAGTTCCCGTACTGGAAACCCTCGGAGCATCCGGCACCAGCAATGGCTATGTCGCCCCACCCAAAGTGGCTTACGTCACCTCTGCCATCTTTACGATGTTCAGTGATAAACGTAGTACCACTCAGGATCGAGCGAACACGCTAAAGCTGGCGGTGGGTCTTTTGCAAGGGGCATCGGCAACGACGGCGACTGGCACCCTGGCCAATACTGCGGCCGGTAGTGCTTTCGTCAACTCCGTTTTACCTATGCCTCAAGCAATTGTCCAAACAGTGAAACCGGCTTAACAACCGTTCATTAGCCGCTCGCTCATACTGAGTTAGCGGATCGACCAATAAAGGAGTCAATATGAAAAATGATTTCACGAGTCCGAGAAGCCCCGAGGGTTCCATGTTATTTCTTCGGGAGCTCGCCTGTCAATGCAGTAAGCTGGGGGGTCCCCTTTCTAACCACCTGTTTCAAATGTGGGAAGAGGGAAGACTCCTCGAACTGATTGATTTCGATTTTAAACCACAGTACGACTCGAACCTCGAGTCTCTCGAGTCTGATTTAGACTTACGGGCGGCTCGATGGAACGATCTACTGTACGCTCGACAAATTCAAGGTCTCGTGTCCAAATCCGGTTTTCTGGATCTGGGCATCGACCGCGAACAAGCTGCGTTATTAAGGTTTCGAAAGTCCGAAGACATGTGTTACTGGACGAACGTGCGGTTCCGAAATGTCACTGAGGCGATTAAATATCGCCCGTATGTTGGCCCGATACTTCATCGGGCCCAGACGATCATCAGTGGCATATTAGGAGCCGTGCCTCCGCTCAGCGACTTAAACATGCGGTTCGGTCCTGGCGCAAACACCAACGTTGAAGGGGCGGTAGCTAACCCTAGGGCTAAGCTTAGTGCCCTTCTGCAGTGTAGTACAGACATGATCGACATCCTCCCTGAACTTCTTAGCGAAGTCCCGGCTTGGTTAGCTCTACACGCTCTACTGGATACTGACGAGATGTCAGTAGTAGACGTGCAACTGACTGAGGGTGTCTTAATGTTTGTACCGAAGAATGCCCGAACTCATCGTTCAATTGTAAAGGAACCTTGTCTCAACGGTTTCTTACAAGCAGGTCTCGGCGATTATATACGTCGACGCCTGGCATTCGCTGGTCTGAATTTACAGAGTCAAAAACACAACCAGGATGCAGCATTCTCTGGCAGCGTTAACGACGACCTGGCTACTATCGATTTATCGATGGCATCAGATTGTCTATCTGTAGGGCTTATCTCGGATCTGCTCCCGTTAGATTGGGTTGCAGCTCTCGGATTTGCTCGCACTTCCACTATTAGATACAAAGGGGAAGTCATTCAGCTTGAAAAGTTCTCAAGTATGGGCAACGGTTACACCTTCGAGCTGGAGTCCCTGATATTCTGGGCCTTAGCTCGTGCGGTGCATGACCAATTAAACATAACCAGCTCAACATGTCTTGCTTATGGCGATGATATCATTTGCCACAAAGCTGCCGCACCCTTGCTGGAAGATGTCTTAGACTTTTGCGGCTTTGTCGTTAATTACGACAAGTCGTTCTGGTCCGGACCCTTCCGTGAGAGTTGTGGCAAAGACTATTGGTTCGGATCTGACTTACGGCCGTTTTACAATAAGGAACTTGTAAGCGATCGTACGCTCTTCACAATGCACAACTTCTTCAT